TGTGCTGTAAGACTGCGTGACATTACAAAGCCTCTGTGCAAGCAAACGTGAACGAGTAATGACCGATCCTATCTATGGACCAGCCTAAATCATTCGTGGCCATGCGCCAAGTCGATTTGGGATTGCTGAAGTTTAACGCGGTGCCGCTTGACACAACTTCACGGATTGGTGGTTCAATACTTAAATTTCCTGTGCCGGCTGAAAAATCATCTGTGACGATGTATATGTAGCTGCCGAGTTGTAAGTAGTTACCTGCCGGAACAGCGTCGCCAGAAACAGCGATTGACGTGTCTCTTATTGCTGTTGCGGCTGTGGTTGTTACATTGAAAGACTCGTCGTGCAGTGCGTTGCCAAAACGAAACGTGTTCGTGCGCCCCTTCAGTTTTGCCAAGAAAGCCTGAAAAGACTTTGCTTGATCGTGCGTTAGCGGGGGCAGCGTTATCTCTGCTTCCCATCTTGCTCCGGTGTGTTGAAAAACCTGTTGTTCGTATGTGAACGGAGACTCCGCAACAGCCACAGCGTGACGAAGCCTGAATGTCGACTCCTGCGGGCTTATGTTGCTGGGAAAATCATACGTGGCCATCTTAACCTCCGCCTAACGCGCCGGAAAGCCTGCCGCCGCGCATACGTGCGTCAGCGACCGCCTGCTTCGATGCTTCTGCGATCGCTGGCATCATGTTCATGACTTCGGCTCTCACTGTCTGCTGCACGCCTGTTGTGATCTGGATTGTTTGGTTTATTACAATGCCGTCGCCGCCACCCGTCATAATTCGTTCTGTTTGTGGTGCGCTCATGATGCGGCCTGATGTGCTTGGTACAAACAGCTCTCGACCGTGTTCGCCGACGGTGTATGGCGTGTTTGCGCTGACCGCGCCACCGGATGCAATGCCTTGTGAACCTGCCTGCACAGCCAGTCGAGAATTAATGTCGCCGCCAGAGAAGCCAGAGAAAAGACCGGCTGCTCCACGCAGCAGTGCGCCACCAATTGACGCGCCGCCGACTGCGTTCTGTGTTGCTATAATTCGGATCATGTCTTGTATCACTGCCGCCGCAAATTGCTTGAACGCGTCTTTTGCTGAGGATGCGCCGACTGCTACGCTTGCGAAAGCCTGAGAAAAGCTAGACTCAATTGTTTTGCCAAGCTGTTCTGTTGCTTGGTAAAAAGGGTCTAGCTCGTTCTGCGCTTTTTCGAACGTCTGTTTGATGTCTGCCGCGAGAATCTTGTATGCGTCACTCGTATTGTCAAGCGTCTCGTTCAACATCTTCATGTCTGCATTATAAGCGAACAGCGGATCTTGTGCGCGCTGGATTGCCTCTGCTTGCTGTAAAAGTGCGTTGGCTATTTGCGCCTGCTGATCCGCAAGCATGTCTGTCGGTCTAGCTTCGGGCATTGGTGCGTCTGGTGCTGGAAACGGCTGGCTTGAAAAGTCGAACGGGCCGCTGAGTGGTGACGGGCTTACATCTTCGAGTTCTGGCTGAGTAAGTGTTGGCTCTGGAATGTTGCCTGTCCTAGCCAAAGCATTAGCAAGCCTCTCTCGCGCTTGTGTCAAATTATTGGTGTATATCTGTATACGACTTGGATCTGTTTCAACCTCTAGCTCAGCCTCTAAGTCTTTTATTTGCTGTCTGAGGCCAACCAACTCCCTGCCGTAATTGACCGCGTCTTGCATGCTTTCTCTAAATCTATTGCCATTGCTGTTTACAGCCTTAGCAAGTGACCCAAACGCAAGCAAAAGCCTGTTTGTGATGCTTGTGCTGAGCAGGTCAATCTGTTCGCGTGCTTCGCGCAGTTTCTCAATCATATCCTCATCAAGGACGCCGCCCATTGCATCTAGTTCTGTCGCCGCGTCACGTGCTGCCTTGCCGCCGTCAGCGAAAACAGGCGCAAGCAAAGATGCATCTGACGCTAATGCCTCAAGATAAAACGTGGCCTCCTGTGCTGTTGCGCCGGTCTGTTCCAGCGCGCTAATGATAGTTTGTAATGCTTGGCTGGATGACATCCGCTGTAGCTGTTCAATCGTCAATCCAACCTTTGGCGCGACCTGTTCCATGAAGTCAAGCAAGGGTCCGCCGCCTGTAACAGCAAAATCTCCAATCCGGTCTGACACATCTTTAAGGATATCTGCCAGCTGGTCATTGTTTATTCCGACCTGTCTTGTCGCGAATGCAAGCCGTTGAAACTCCTCAACACCTATCTGGGCCTTGTCAGCCATCACGCCAAGCTCAATAGCTGCGTTTGCCATTCCTTGTATTGCGTTAATGGAGAAAGCCGCCGCAAGTGCTGGGCCTAGTCTGCGCGCAGCTGTCCCGATAACATCAAAAGAGCGGCTGGTCTGGGATAGGTTGCGCTGCGATTGCTTTGAAAAACGCTCGATGCGCCGCTGGGCCGCGTTGATGCTCTTGTTAAGTTCGCGGACGTTCGCACCAATGATAATGTTAAGATCTTCTGACGTTGCCATTTTTATCGACCTCTGCAACCAGTGCTTTATATTGTTCTGCCGTCATCGCATCAGAGCCTGCCTTTTTAGGGCTGTGTGACTCGTTCCAACCTTCGAAAACCAAGAACATATCCAGCGGTATCATAGCACGAATGTCATGCGGTTTTAAACCTGCAATTATTCCTGTTTTGATCGCCTGTCGAACGTCTAGTCTGCCTTCGTTTTTTGGTTCGTTTCTGTCTCTAAATCGTCTTTTTTTTTATCTGCCTGTTCTGCCACTTGCGGAAGAAATGCGCTCCCTAAGCAAGCCTGCGCGATCTGGTAAAAGCGAAGCAAGTCAGCCGGTGTTGCGCTGTCCACGATCTTGTCCGCTTCCCAATGCTTCATTCCGCCACCAACCAAGCCAAGCGCGATCAAGTCTCTGACTTCGGTTGATGTGGGTTTCTTGCCTGCCTCGAAAAAACCAGCCCAGACATCAAAAATGCCACGATGCTTGTCCTCGAACCGCTCGATCTCGCCGTTTCGCAAAAGCAGCACGCACTGGCGATCGTTGATTGTTTCGATTAGACCGCCGCGTGGTGCTTCGTTTACAATGCTCATGCTGCTGTGAACGTGACTGTGCCTGTTGACTCTAGGCTGATGCTGTATGTCACACCGCATTCTGTCTCGCCTCCAAACTCAACCGATGCGATACGAAACGCGCCTGCGTAAGTCCCAAAGTCTGGCACGACGATTTCGAAGTTTGCTTGGTTGTCATTCTGCATCACAACGGTATTCATGCGAGCTTCTGTGGTTGAATCTTCGAAAAACCCGTCACTGAAACAGACACGTTTTTCAAGCCAGCAAGTGTCTCTGTCCAAAGAGCGCCTTCTGGTGTCGCGCAGTCTGGCGTTGTGACGTCAATTGACGTATTGTTAATTGTAAGTGTCTTGCTGTTTAATCCGCAGAGGTTGCTGAAAGCTTCCGATGATTCGCCGTCGCCGATCTTGATAAGCAGGGCGCGTCCTAATTGCTTTGCCATTTTGTTACTCCAATTTTAGCGGGATGCCCAAACCCAAAAATCAGGCGGTTTCTTCAAGCATTGCCTGAAAAGCAATAACAGCCGTGTGACCTCGGCCGTCTGTTTCTCTGTCAACATTATACGTCAAATATATCATCTCAACAATGTTAAATCCTGCAACATTTATCGAGCCTTCCTGTCTGTGCAGAGCCTCTCTGACTGCTTCTGCAATCTGTGCAGCCTCTACGCGACCGGATGCGGATCTGCTATGCGCCTCGAAAGAAAGCGCTATTTCTGTGCCTTCGATTGTGTCGGTGTCAAAAGCCCTAGATGTAATGTCGTTAAAACGAAGATAAGGGAAGGTGACATTTTGTGGTGGTTCGTCGTAAATCCGATTGCTGACCAGATCCGTCACACCGGTGTTAGCTCTGAGCGTTTGCAAGACTGCCTTTTGTAGCGCAAGAGCAAATCCGTCAGCCATTTTCAAACTCCTTTAGAGCCTTGCGGATTGCTGTTCTCATGCGCCGCTGAAATCTAGGTCCGTGAACATTGACCGCGCCCTGCTGGTAGTACGCACCTTCGGTTGTTCCGGTGTCTGGCGTGCTGCCTTTGATCCGCGAGCCTGTGCCCTTGCGCGATATCTTGCGCCCGTATTCCACAGATAAAGCCTTGATAATGTCGTCTTTATTGTCGGGAGCGAAGTTGACAAAGCCGAGCGTGACGTTGTTTTTCGTGATAATCTGGTAATTGATCCAGCTTTTCAACTGGCCTGACGCAACAGGGACAAGCGTGCGTGCAATTGCTGCGATTGCTGCACTGGTTTTGCGAACGTCCTTGTCTAGCTTCTTCAGCGTTTTATCTGGAAGCGCGTCAAGGTTGTTTCTCAGCTTTTCCAAGCCCTCGATCTTGTGTGACATCTTCATGAGGCGCGCCCCTCTTCGCAAACAAACTCAAGAACGCGGTCTTTGCTGTCTACCTGTATCACTGAAAGGATCGCCCACGTTTTACTGCGGCATATGATGCGATCTGCGTTTGTAATAGTTGATGTCACGCTGTCTGATCTCATTCGAAGCGTGGCTGTGCTTCTGTCGAGTAACGCGCCAGATGTGATCTTTTCCTTGCCGGTCTTCTCGCGAAAGTAACCAGAGCGATAAGCAAGAGTTGACCAGCCTGTGTACACGTTTCCGTAATCATCCGCTGCCGATTCTGACAAACGCTGGATCTCGATGCGATCGCGGTATAACCCTGCCTTAACCATACCAGCATGACCTTTCCATGTTCAACATGGCGTGATAACCGTATGGAACCTCTTGAAGCGCGTCCATCTGTGCAGTTTCGCGGTTTTCGTACAGATACGAAACAAGCATGAGAAGCGCGTGTTTAACTACAGCTGGAACGTCTGCTGCTGTATCGCCGTAGCCAATTTCATATTCTATTTTAATGCTGTCCGATCGCTGCTGTGATGTTGGCCAATTGAATCCAGTTTTGGGCTTGATGACTGTGGCTGTTGCTGTCCCGAATACATCATAATTATTGTAATCATCGTCCTGTAAAACGCCGTCTAGGTCGTAATATTTGACAGCCGTGACAGCTTGAACAGGCCCAAGAATAAGTGTGACCTCCGTCGGATTAGGTGCGACCCACTGGCCCCACTTCTGTGTGATCATGGCCTTGCCAAGCGCGCCTGTAACATCCGTGTAAGATATAGCCACGTCAATCAGCCGCTCGATAATCGTGTCATCGTCAGTGTGCTCAACGCGCATCTGCGCTTTAGCCTCAGCGAGAGTGATTGGTTCAACCGCTGGTGCGTCGATCAATTCGAGGCTGTGATGACAACTGAGCGGCTTGGCCATGATATCAATCTCCGGTCAAAATTGCTTTGCGTGATCTGCGCTTTGGTGTAGCGCGCTCAACTTTGCTTTCTTCTACAGGCTCTGCAATGCCTGCCTTGATAAATCTGACGGCCTCTGCCTCGTTGCAATCGATGA